CAAACTTGTTCAGCATTGGCTCGTACATCTACTTTACTTGCACAACAGCAGGTCTGTGGAATATCTCGTTTAACTTTCAGCCTCTTGGTGCGGGTACTACTGGTACGTTTGTTTTCGCAGCCTAATGTTTAACTTGGCGGGGTTAACGCCCCGCCTTCATTTATAGGAGGCCGAAATGGCAGGATCAGACGTAACCGCAGTCATCATCACTGATGAAGTGGCACTAGATGCAAACGGAATATCAGTTGCCGCCTCAGTGGGCAACAACGCGGCTTTAACAATTGGCGGGGCTTTAGCCGACGGCGGAAGTGTTATTAACGCCTCTGCACGGCAGGTAACAATTTTGTCCGCAGGTAACGATTCTTCAAAATCGTTTAATATAGTTGGCACAGATGTAAATGGTGCGGCTCTTACTGAGAACCTTACGGGCGCTAATGCTGGAACAGCAACAAGTTCAGGTTATTTTAAAACTATTGCAAGCATAACTGCTGTAGGAAACCCCGCTGGAAACGTATCCGCTGGAATCAATAACAATGCTTTAGGTGTTGTTTTTGCAGGTCGCACTCGATTACAAGGGTTTTCTTTTGTATCTGGCGGAACCGCAGGCACAGCTAATCTTAGAGATACAGGTGCGACTGGAACAGAAGTTATACAGTTCAGATCAACTGGAACAGACAGTCAGTCGGATGGAGCCCGTGGGTTTCCTGATGAGGGCATTTTGTTTAAGGACGGGTGTTTCGTTACATTTATCGTAGGCACCATTGATTTGATGATGTTCTATCACGCATAAACTTTAGGGCGGTTTGATATGGCTAAGATCGACAAGTCCAAGATGAAGTGCAACAGCCCCAAACGGCAGAAGTCTGGGGGCAAGAAGTTTGTTGTGAAGGCTTGTGATAAGGGCAAAGAAAAAATAGTTCGTTTTGGCGATGCCAATATGACTATTAAGAAGTCCAACCCTAAACGGCGCAAATCATTTCGTGCAAGGCACGGGTGCGATACAAAGAAACTTGACAAGCTCTCCGCTCGTTATTGGTCCTGTAGTAAATGGTGATGAAATGAAATTAGATCTACATCAAACCGTTTCTTTTATTGTGCTTGGGCTTGTTAGCTGGGGGGCCTTACAGCTTTACCAGATGAACGCCAGTATATCCTTGGTGACATATAAAGTTGAAGAGAACCACCAGATGATAAAGCCTATGTGGCAGGACTTTTTAATACGGAAGGCTGACTATGACGTTATCCCGATCACAGATGTCGAAGCAAATATCCACGCCTCCAAACAAGGGGAAAACTAATGCCCAAAGACGCTTGTTACAAGAAGGTCAAAGCCAGGTACAAGGTGTTCCCAAGCGCCTACGCCTCGGGAGCAATAGCAAAATGTCGAAAGGTGGGCGCGTCAAACTGGGGAGAATCTTCTAAGAAGCGCAAACGCCCTGTCACAAAGAAGCTACAAGATGGCGGCTTTATCGCTCTGGGCTGTGGCGAGGTTGAAGAGAATAAACGCAAAGAAACGAATATTTACTGATGGCTGTTCGTAAAACAAAAAAAGGCGCGGCCCTCAAGCGGTGGTTCAAAGAAGACTGGGTAGATGTCAAGACGGGCAAGCCTTGCGGTCGGAAGAAGGGGGAGAGTCGAAGCACTCCTTATTGCCGTCCAAGTAAGAGGGTGAGTTCAAAAACGCCTAAGACGTCGAAAGAAATGACATCGTCGGAAAAACGTAGTAAGATACGGGAAAAGAATAAACTTGGTCAACCTGCGGGCAAACCCCGTAGAGTATCCGCAGCGAAACGTAGTACCAAACGTAAAACAAAGGAGTATTGAAGATGGCTGAAAGAACAAAAGCAGAAAGGGAAAACCAAAGAAGGCGCACGAGTGAAGCAAAAACGCGCAAAAGAAAAAGACAGTTGTTTGAGGCGGAAGCCCTTCAAACTTTATCTGAAAAACCTTCTACGCCGTCTAGGGGGGTGGCTGCGAAAATTGCTTTAGCAAACGCGGTTAAAGGAAATGTAAAAGGTTTTGATAAAGTAGGTTCTGTTAAAGAATTTAACGATACGCTTGACGCTGCAATTGAAGGAGAAGATCAAGACTTTCGGTTAATTGAAAAGTACGGTGATGACGCTATGAAATCTAAGCGTTTTGGTTCTCGTCGTCCAGTTAAAAAAGCCAAGGGCGGCATGATTGCTACAAAACGCTATATGAACGGCGGGGCCGTTATGTCTGGGCGTGGTGTACGCGATACAAAGATAGGCTAGGTAAATGACAACATCAGATTCAAGAGACTTTAATCTCGACGTTGCTGAGATTATAGAAGAAGCGTTTGAGCGGTGCGGAATAGAAGTTCGCACTGGCTATGACGCCCGTACAGCTCGTCGCTCTTTGAACTTGATGTTTGCAGAGTGGGCTAATCGTGGGCTAAACATGTGGACCGTGAAGCAGGGAACTATCACCCTGACACAGGGGCAATCGGAGGAGACGTTACTCGCCGATGTGGTTGATATCTTGGAAGTGGTGCTGCGTCGAAGCGGTACAGACTTTGACTTAACCCGCATTAGTCGTGGGGATTACGCCACGTTGCCCAACAAAACAACGCAAGGACGGCCAAGCCAGTTCTGGTTTAACCGTCAGATTGCGCCTGTAGTTAATCTTTGGGCTGTTCCTGAGAACTCTACTGATCAGTTGATTTACTATTACCTACGCCGGATTGATGACGCGGACACTTTGGTAAACACCACAGACATGCCTTTCCGTTTTTACCCCTGCATGGTTGCAGGGTTAGCCTATTATCTAGCGTTGAAGCGGGCTCCCGAGCGTGTGCAGCTTTTAAAAACTGTGTACGAAGAAGAGTTCCAGAGAGCCGCAGATGAAGACGAGGCCCGTGTTCCGTTGAAATTGCAACCTAGCATACAGTACTTGAGGTTCTAATGGCGTTTGCATCTGGTAACAAAGCATGGGGGATTTCAGACAGATCGGGATTTAGATACCGTCTCAAGGACATGAAGAAGGAATGGACTGGCTCTTTAGTCGGGCCTGACGAATTTGAGTTCAAGCACCCCCAACTGTTTCCTTCTCGAGCAGGACCAGATCCTCAAGCGTTACGCAATCCAAGACCCGAGCCTAACTTAGTAGAGGAACGAAGCATCCAGTACGGGTTTAATCCTGTTGGGTTTAACAACATTCCTGGGGTAACACCTCCCAATAATTTAGCACCTGTTGGCGAGATAGGCACAGTAACAATAACAAGTGGTGTTGTCCCTGTGGAAATTGACAAAGTATATCCTACAGGAGTTCCTGCGACAGCGTCCGTCGGGTCGGCCTCTGGTGTTGGCCCCGCTAACAAAGCATATGTTTCGGGACTGTCTGCGACAGCACCTGTTGGTTCTGTTACAGTTATTTCTGGTAGCTCAACAGCTTCAAGATTTGATAGTACATCTGTAACATTAGATTCCACCACAAAAACATTTGACGAGGGATAAGACATGACAAAGCAAGCAGTAGGCATAGGATCATCGGCTAACGATGGAACAGGAGATACTCTTCGTTCAGGTGCAGATAAAATTAATGATAATTTTGATGAAGTATATGCAGCTTTAGGAAACGGCACGACACTAACGGACATAATAAATTCTGATGGGATTATAGATGTAAGTTCTGGTGCAAACAGAATTGTGTTTTATTATGCAAATCTTAGCGACTTACCTAGTGCGGGAACATATCATGGCGCAGTGGCGCACGTTCACGCGACGGGAGGGTTGTACTTCGCACACGCTGCCGCATGGGTTAGATTAAATGATGAGACAACTGGCCCTGTGACTAAATATACTGCGGGTGTAAATGGGTCGTCCGCATTTACATTTACAGGGCCTGGAGCTACTTCTGGAAACAACCCAAACTTTACTTTTTATAAAGGACATACTTATTTAATTGATAATACAGCAAATGTAAGTAGTCATCCTTTACAGATAAGAGTCTCATCAGGAGGGTCTGCTTTTACAACAGGAGTTACAGAAAATTACAGTTCTACTACAGGGTTAACACAGTTCATCATACCGCACGAACCAAGCGATACATCTTTAGTGTATCAATGCACAAACCATAGTGGTATGGTTGGAAACATAACAATAGTGTGATGACATGAGTTTTACATACACGCTGTACTACTATTGCACAAACCATAGCGGTATGGGGGGTCAGATTAACACATGAGCTATACTTACACCACATTAAAACAGGCTATATTAGATTATACTGAAAACGATGAAACTACGTTTGTAAGTAATCTTCCTGTTTTTATTAAAAACACAGAAGAACGTATTTTAAAGAATGTTCAGTTGAGTTTGTTTCAAAAGAACGACGCTGGAGCAATGTCGGCTTCTAATAAATTCTTAGGGGTCCCTAGTGACTTTTTAGCGCCGTTTGCTTTGTCGTTTACCAATAGTTCTGGAAGCTCCGTTTTCTTAGATTTTAAAGATTCCAACTTTATTCAGTCTTTTAATCCTAATCCTGCCACAACAGGCGCTCCTCGTTATTA